AAAGATGGGTGCATTCACAGAACATGGCATGACTCTCACGGATGGAGAAACCGTAACAGTAAAATTAGATATTATAGCGATAAAAGTGTTTTGGCATGGCGAGAGATTGAAGAATTTGATAAAGAAGAGGATGAATAAATGAGTACATATAAAATCGGAGAAATATTAGTATCAAAAAGAGAAACAGAACTTGAAACAAACTGGGGAAGAAAAGAGATAATTCCTAAAGGGAACAAAGTTATTATCACCGCTCATGGGCTAGGGCATCACATAAGAAATGGTATGAAACAGCCTTTGCAAAAGGATGATGTTGTAAAAGGTTATGACACAGAAGGGCTTGCAGAGTATTTGTTTACGTGTATACAAAGTCATCTTCCGATGGATGATATGATGTATGATTATGACTTAACAGAAGAGGATATCAAAGAAGTTATTGAAGAAGCATTGGATGAGATTTTCTAAAATTCAGTGGCTTGATTTTACACCGCAGAAATGATTTGGAAAGGAGAGAAAAATGCCAGTAGCAAGATGCAAATATTGTAATAGCTTGTTATTCAATGAAGATGTTGGAAGAGAGTATATACAAATAAATTCAGACATGAAAATACAAAGCAAATTTATTTGTCTTAAATGTGAAATGGAGTTAAGAAAAGAAGATTTCTTTGAGCCGTACAGAAGCATGATGAAGTAAAGGAGAAAGAATATGATTTCAAGAAAAACAACAACAGATTTCTTAAGCAAGCTTCTTTGTAAAGAGAAGTTAATAGGAATCGGAAAGCACTATGCACGAGAAGTCACTGCAGATTACGGCACAGGTAAAGCAAAAAGAGTTGACTTTATGCAATTTGTACCAGATGGACAGTGTAGTGTATCAGCTTTAGAAAAAGGCATTTTCGTTTGTTATGAAATTAAAAGTTGCAAAGAAGATGTTTACAGCGGAAACGGACTTAATTTTTTAGGAGAGAAAAACTATATTGTTACAACGTTAGAGTGCGGCAAAGAGTTATTGACAGATATTAGGTCTGGGAAGTTAAAGAAATACATACAAGAGTATTATCCAGATTCATCTACAAACTTTGGAATAATGGTAGCTGTCAGAGGTACAAAAGATGGATTTTATGATGGAGAAATAACAGTAGACAGTGATGTTAATAAATGGTATTTAAAGACAATTGCTAATTGCAGAACAGGGTTAAGAAGAAAAAGCATAGTAGAACTGTTGTTTTGTATGTTAAGAGCGAAAGGAGATTGACATGGACGTTATCAAACAAATAGATTACATGATTGCTTGCCTAGAGATGGCAAAAGAAGAATATCAGTATGAGAAAAGTTATGAAACAAAGAAAAAAGCAAGAGAGGACAACGACTGGAACTGGTACGACAGAAACAGGACACCGAAAAAGACGCTAATTAAAGAAAATCTTAGAAATGTTGGTAGAACAGGATTCAAGCTTGCGAAAGATTTAGAGGTGGGAGTATGAAAATATATTCAAATCGAGCTGATAAAAATGTGGACTGTATCAGAACAAGCATGAGAACAGAAAAACACAATAGTTTGCACGTAACATTAAATTTTAGAAGAACTGTTGGTGGACCAGTTACCATGGAAGAAGAAACAGGCAGTGAAGTGATAATAAATTTTACTGATACTTGCGAACTTGACAATTTTATTATGGCACTGACACAGCTAAAGGAAATGACAAAGGGTTACTATGGAAAATGGGAGATTGAAAAAGGTAAAGGAGAACGACTATGACAATAGCGGAGCAGGTAGCACAGTGTTTTTTAGAAAGCATAGAAAAGACAATCAATGAAAACAAGATGGATGTCGGAGCGTTAGAATCAAATACTTATTATCGTTCTGAAAAAGCAAAAATGGTAGTGACAGATACAAAGACAGGGATAGTTATTGCAACAATGACCTGTGACATGAATCCAAAAAGAAGAAAACAGGAAAAAGATTTAGATGATTATTGCCGTAAAAGAGTATGCCCTGTTTGTATTTTTAAAAATCAAGAACCTTGTATAACGAACAAAATTGCCTATGGAGTAGCTACTAATAAAGAGGTAGAGGAAAACTATAAAAAGATGTTAGAAGAAGAGGAGCTGAAAGAATGATACTAAAAATCTTACTTGTTATCATTGGTGTTTTCTTAGGACTGGTGGGCAGTAGTTTCTGCCAGTCCGCTAAAGCAAGAGATACGATTACAATGACGTTAGAAGATTATGAACACATTGGTGCTGTATTTAACAGCCTGCCGATAAGAGAACGACATAAGAACTTAAAAAAGCAGGATGTGGTGTTATATAGATGCCCTAAGTGCGGTAACTACATAAAGGAATGGACAGAAGTTTGCGAGTGTGGAAATAAATTAGACTGGGGAGAAAGTGAGGACTTGAATGTTAATAAGAATTAGCGAAACGCAGGTTATAAATATACAACAGGCTACAGGCTTGTATATTGCAAAAAAATTAAATTGGTACGAAGTTCGATGCACTATGATAGATAACGAATACGTTATTAAAAAATGCACATTGAAACGACATGCGTTAGAAACATTAGATAAGATACTTAGTCAGTATGACAGAGGACAAAGGGTTATCAAATTATAAAGGGATGATTACATGAAATGTGTTTGTATGGGATGCACAGAAGCAACTGGTAGAAGTTGGGATTGTCACACAAAATGTGACGGTTATAAAGAGTTCAAAGCCAGAAATGAGAAAGAAAAGAACGTTATCAAGAAAAAGAATCCTTATTACTGGTCAGAGGACAAGGAAAAGAAGATAAAAAGAAATGCTTTAAACAGGAACAGGAGGGGAAGAAAATGATTGATATAGGCGAAAATATCCGAGAAATAAGGAAATTAAAAGGAATGACACAGAAAGAACTAGGTAATAAATTAGGGATTTCACAATCTGCAATAAATCAATTTGAAAATAATAAAACCGCCCCAAAATTACAAACAATAGAAAAGCTTGCAATAGCGTTAGAAGTTTCTATGTATGACATCTTAAAAAGAGGTGCTGAATATTATCAACCAACAGGAGTAAACTTAGATATTAACATTATCAAAAACGCACTGCATTCCCATGAAGCCATTGCAGAAACTCCATTGGACAAAGTGACAGTAGCGGCATTGAAAGAACTTCTTGAGTACAAAGAAACAGGATTGACACCGCAGGACATAAAAGAAATGGACAAGATGTATCTTGAAAAATGTAAAGAAGTAAATGCACTTGTAAAGACCTGTGAACGGCTAGAAAAGGAGAAAAGATGAATAAGCAAGACATATATACTCTATGTACATTAATTCCATCTATGGACGATTACAGCGGTCACAACATGTATCTATGCGGTAAACGTGACGGATTCAACGAGTGTGTGCAGATGTTAAAAGAAAATCTTGAAAGCATCAGCGAGGAGCAGGGACATGAATCGTGATCAGTTCCAAAAGTGGATAGACGAACACGGAACAGGGCAGAGAGAAAACAAGAGCCGCAACGGTATAGACTGGGTATTTGTTACTATGAAAGATACGTGGATAGCTTTATTTGAGTACGTGAACGGCTCATATATCCCTTATATCCAGTGCAAGGATAAAGAACACGCATTAAGTTATATAAATGTCTTAGAACGTCTGCCAGTGCCTTTTGACGTGATATAAAAAAGAGCCGTAGGTTAATTCCTACGGCTTATTCTATGCGTTCAAATATAATTTTTTTAATGATTCATTATCTGGATAATCAAGATCAAGCCATTTGTCAAAAGCTTCTGGATTTCTCTTTTCCAGTTCATCCATAATCCAACCACGGACCATGGACAATCAAGAGTAATTGGTATATCTTCAGTCATGTCAAATTCCTTTATAAGCTGTTCGGTTGATAATCTGCTTAGCATTGTTCTTGCGTTCTTTTCTGCGTTCTTAGTCATATTTTCCAACTTTCTACCCTCGTAACCTCCGGGGTGGGTGGTGTATGTTATGCATTGATAAGTTGCTCCCAGTTAGGGTGTTCCTTATCGAATTTTTCTAGCTCTTTTTCTCTTTCGCCATAGGCTTCGAGTTCTAAAGCTTCGATTTCTTCCAAGCTAAAACCAAGCTTAGAAAGATTATCAGCTAGTTCATCACAAAGTAAAGAAGCTTCTAAATCTTGACGGTAAATGAAAATTTTTACCGCATTTTTATAACCTCGGATTGCTGAATTTTTAGCAACCTCTTCTTTAAATTTTTTGTCGATTTTTCTACCTCTGTAATAATCCATGATTTTCAACCTCCTAAATTCTTTCTAAAATTTTCTTACAAGCTTCTACATATCCGTCTGGAAGTGTTTCAGTGTTCATCTTCCCACCGCTTGCTCTCCATTCGAGATATTTTTTAACTTCTTCTTTTTCTTCTTCCAGTTCGAAAATGAACTCTTCATAAGAAACGAAGTCCTCATTTTCAACTAACTTTTCAATTTCTTTTCTTAATTTTTTCATCTTATTATCTCCTTTTCTGATTGCTTTGTTCTCTTAATTTACTTTTATTATATCACTTTAAAAAGTTATGTCAATAGAAAATGTCACTTTTTATGATAATATTTCTCTTGACGTGGAAAGACTATATAATATATAATGTAGTAAATAGGAGGTAATGAAAAATGTTAAAATACAAAATTGATGTATATGATGCACTGCAAAGAAAAGGATTTACTACATATAAGGCTAAAACTACTAATTTACTTAGTCAAAACACGTTAAACAAGATAAAAAACGAGGATACAGCTATAACGCTAAAGGCTTTAAATGCTGTATGTAACATCTTAGAAATGCAACCGGGTCAGATATTGGAATATGTAAGAGATGAAGAGGACGAAAAAAAATTAAAAGAATTATAAATATCACTTTACAAAGAGATAAAGATATGGTAAGATAAAGACAGTTAAAGAAGATAAGCAAAGAAAAGGAGATTGAAGTCATGAAAAATATTTATTTAACAAAAGCACAGGAATTAAATTTAAAATACGCAGGTTTAGACTTGGGAGACGAGACAGAAAAGAAACTTGAAATCATTATGGAAGACAACCATACAAAGAAAGAAGCTGTTGACTATTTATGCAATGGATCAGCAGTATACGAGAAAGAAGAATTTGTAAAATTCTTTAATCAGTACATGGATGAGTGGGACGTTGAGGGAAAAGACAGAGAAGAGTATAAAAAAATGATTGAAAGTAACAAACCGGCTTTTGACTGGGGAGTTGTAGAATATGAAGGTACAGTATACTTCATTGATTATGTATTATAGGAGGTACAAAATTATGAAAACAAGAGAATATTATTACGGTGCCGAAGCCTTCGGTGCTGAATGGGAAGAAATGAAAAAAAACATTCTCGCAGAAATGCGGGAAAAATACAAGAACTGTAATGTTCAAGATGTGGATGTGCTTGAACAAATGCCATTTGACCATGACGGACATCATGCCACAGGGTATGAAGTAAAGATTGATGGTTTCTGGGATTATGATTACGAAGAATAGAAAAGGAGATAAAATTATGAGTAAAAGAACAAAAATGGAATTATTGGCACGGCGCATAGAAGAAAAGAAAAATACAATATACTTCACGGAGAACCATCCGAATGAAGGAATTGACGACAGTTTGTGGGGATACAAATATTTTCTATTGTATAAGAATACTTTCGGAGTTTTTCGGAAGTACAAAACACAGCAAGAAGCAATAGAAGATATGACGGAAATTTTAGAAGAAGAATAAAAAGAGTGTAAACAAAGGCACTTTCTACTATGGTATAATTATATTAGATAATAACCATAGTCGGGAGGTGTCTTTTTTGATTAATAGCAAACTAAAGAATTGCTGTAACGATTGCGTGTACTGCGAGATCGTGACAGAGACAAAGAGAAGAGCTATCCCAGAGGATAAGACGGAAGTGGTACTTGTAAATATAAAGTGTAGTCATATGTGCGTATGCAGTAAGTACCAGAAAGAGGTGCAGGATGCAAGAGATGTGACGCTTACCTAACGGTCTGTTTAAATATATATAAACCAAGAAAGGATGTGAGAAGATGAATCTAAATAGAATTATGCGAAAACTGCAAAGAGCAATAGTATCAAACGGATTTGTAATAAGCTTAGACACAACACAATTCTATTCAGAGGACCAGAAACGAATGATAACAATGTACATCCTGTCTATAAAAGCATATGAGAATACAAGAAAAGGTTGGAAAGACACACGGTATGAGATACTAAGAACTGCTTCACAAGTGGACATAATTAAATGCCTGTCTGACATATGGGCAAGTATACGAGAAAGGAATGGGCAAATAAATGCGGAATGAACTTACACAGAAGCAAAGAACATTTGCTCATGCATGGATTAAAAACGGTGGGAATGATTATCAAGCAGCTATCGAAGCGGGATACTCTCCCGCAACAGCAAAGAATGCAAAAAAGAACATTATTGAAAAACATGGAGTAAAAGAATATATAGCAGAACTACAAGCCAAAACAGACAAAGAAAATGGCTATGATATTATGAGCCTTGCAGACATACAGCGGAGACGGTCAATGATCGCCACTGGTGCGTTGCAAGATTCTTTTGGATTCACCCCAGATTTTCCAGATCAGCTAAAAGCAATGAACGACTTAGAAAAGGCTTTAACGGTGCAGGCAAAGGAAGAGGAAGAGAAGAAAGCGAGAGAAGAAGCATTAAAGAATAAGACATATCACATGGACCTTGATATAATCCCCGATGTGTTTCACCCGATGATTCGAGATGTACGAAACCATAGGCATACAGAATATGTATTGCCGGGGGGACGTGGTTCTGGTAAATCCTCAACAATCCCCAACATCATTACAGAGTTAATGAGAAACAACCATGACATCCATTGCCTTGTTGTGAGAAAAGTATATAACACTGTAAAGGATTCTGTATTTGCTAAAACCAAATGGGCAATAACAAAACAGGAGTTCTCGGAAAAAGATTATAAATATACAAGCTCGCCTTATGAAATTACGATGAGAGACACAGGACAAAAGATATTCTTTCGTGGTGCTGACGATAAAGAAAAAATAAAGTCGATAGCACCAGATTTTGGATACATAGCGATTGTGTGGTTTGAGGAATTAGACCAGTTTGCAGGACCAGAAGAGATACGAAATATAGAGCAGTCCGCTATTCGTGGTGGAGATTTAGCATGGATATTTAAGAGCTTTAACCCACCGAAGAGTGCTAACAATTGGGCAAATCAATATTTGGAAGTACCGAAAGATAATCGTATGATCGTACGAAGTACATATCTGGATGTACCGAAAGAATGGTTAGGACAGCCATTTATTGATGAAGCAGAGCATTTAAAAGCAATCAGACCAGAAGCTTATGAACATGAATATTTGGGTATTGCTAACGGTAACGGTGGGGCAGTATTTGAGTATGTAGAAGTAAGAGAGATTACAGACGAAGAAATAGCACAGATGGACCGCATCTACCAAGGTGTCGACTGGGGATGGTATCCAGATAAGTACGCATTTACGAGGACATACTACGATGCGGCACGAGAAACAATCTATTTTATAGATGAACATTGCGTAAATAAGCGGTCAAACGAGCAAACAGCCGACTGGATAAAGAAAAAAGGCTATAACGATTATGCGATCATTTGTGATAGTGCAGAGCCTAAATCTGTAGAGGACTATAGAAACTTAGGTCTTGTGGCACAGGCAGCAGTTAAAGGTCCGGGGTCAGTTGAATACGGCATGAAGTGGCTACAACGTAGGAAGATTGTAATTGACCCGCGGAGAACACCATACGCATACAAAGAAATTACAACGTATGAGTATGATAGAGACAAAGACGGTAATATAATAAGCGGATACCCCGACAGAGACAATCATGCTATTGATTCGTTGAGATACGCATACAACAGAGTGATTATGAGAAGAGGGGAGAACGCATAAATGGGTATATTTAGTAGAATGAAAGAGATATTAAGCAACCTTTTTAGACAAAGGGCAAGAGACGAATTTAAGATTGATACTGTTACCAGTCCAGAGATGCAGAGAGTTATAGAAAAATGTGCGTACATCTATAAGGGCAGTCCGTACTGGTTAGACAAGGACGAGCATATAAAGACTATCAACTTTGCAAAAGCGGTGTGTTCGGAGACAGCACGCCTTGCTACACTTGCAATAGGCGTAGAGATAGATGGTAGTGCAAGAGCTAATTGGTTGCAGGAGCAGATAGACAAGGAACTGGAACAGGTACGACATCACGTAGAATATGGCTGTGCATACGGTACAGTTGTATTAAAGCCTAACGGTGCAAGTGTGGACTTGATTACACCAGAGAACTTTATTGTTACAGACGAAAGCAACGGAGAGATTCAAGGCATTGTGTTTGTGCATAGAGAAATTTCCAGTGATGGCAGGACGTATTATACAAAACTAGAGTATCATAGATATATTGAGGACGTGTATCAAATTACTAACCGCTGTTACGCATCTAAGGATGCAAACGACACAGGAAAACTCGTTGACATAGACGAGACACCTTGGAGGGGAGAACTGGAAGATGTAGGACTTACAAACCTAAACGGACAACGTCTGTATGCAGTCTTAAGGACACCGCAGGCAAACAACGTTGATCTACATTGCAGTTTAGGACTGCCGATTTTCTACGATGCGATAGAAGAACTTAAAGACTTAGATGTTGCATACAGCAGAAATACAACAGAGATATTCGATAGCCGAAGAATGTTGTTACTAGACTCCGACAAGCTGTTAGAGTCTGGTACAAGGGTAAATAATACACAGGATGGATTTGAGAGAAGCAAGAAGCGGTTAAGACTGCCAGAGTACGTCAAGAATGTAAATAGCTCAGACATTAAAGGATTCTATCAAGAGGTAAATCCATCATTAAATACAGATACACGACTGACAGGAATCAATGCCCTGCTGTCACAGATCGGCTATAAATGCGGATTCTCCAATGGATACTTTGTATTTAATGAAACGACAGGTATCCAGACAGCAACAGGAGTTGAAGCAGAGCAACAGAGGACGATACAATTTATTAAGGACGTAAGAGACAAATTACAAGCCTGCATGGATGATTTAATTGCGGCACTTAATATATTTGCTGATCTGTACCAATTAGCACCAAGCGGACCGTATGAAACCGTGTATGACTTTGGAGACATTACATACAACGAAGATGAAGATAGAGCGAGATGGTACAGCTATGTTACTTCAAACAAGATTCCATTCTGGTACTATCTAGTTAAATTTGAGGGATTCAGTGAAGAAGAAGCAAAAGCACTTGAAGAAGAAGCACAACCGAAAGAGCCAGACTTATTCGGTGCAAGCGGAGAGGAGTGAAAGCATGGGAAAGTACAGGATTGAAAAATACCTTGAATACCTTAATGGCGAAGATGTAAAACTGCCCGAACCATATACAAAACAAGAAAAGCTGTTGTACAACATCTGCAAAAAAGGAGTTACAGGCAATACAGAAACAGACAAAACATTAACGCAAGAGGGCAAGCCTGCGGATGCGGCAGTAGTTGGAAAGATGCTAGATGCGGCACTAATGGTAAAAGACCCAGAAGAATAGGCAGGTGGGATTATGTTAACACCTACCTATCTCTGGTATGTGCCAGAAAAGGCAGAGAAGCAAGCAGAAGAGCTACATAACAAGATAGTATCTGTCATTATAGAGCGAATGATGATAAGGCTAGGACGTGGGGAAGATTACCTTTTTACTCCTATTGACAAGTGGCAGATGGATGTATTGCAGGATGCAGGGTATATCTTGCAAGCGGTGCAGGCAGAGATAGCACAAACGACAAAGATAAGTATTGCAGAGATCGCACGCACTATGAAAGAAGCAGGAATCAAGGCTCTTGAATGGGATGATACAATCTACAAGAAAGCAGGTCTTGAACCAACACCACTCGGGGAAAGTCCTTATCTACAGAGACTGTTGCAAAGGAATTATGAAAAGACCAAGGGAGAGATGTATAACTTTACTGGCACGATGCCGAATGCCTGCCATGATAATTACATTAAGGCAGTGGATAAAGCATATACACAGACTGCAAGCGGTACGACAGGGTACACACAAGCGGTTAAAGAAGCTGTTAATAACATTATAGACAAAGGGGCAGACGTAACCTATCCAAGTGGACGCAGAGACAGCATAGAAACAGCAACTACAAGAGCGGTCCGCACTGGTGTAAGTCAGATGGCAGGAGAGATCACGGATGCACGCATGGACGAGATGAACTGGGATATAATTCTCACGTCTGCACATTTAGGAGCAAGAATTGGAGACGGTGGAGACAACTTAACCAATCATTACTGGTGGCAAGGCAAGTTTTACAGCAAAAGCGGTAATGACCAAAGATTTCCGCCTTTTTCGGTCTGCGGTATGGGAAACGTGCAGGGAATCCATGGGGCAAACTGTCGGCACTCCCACGGTCCGGGGGATGGAATAAACAATCCGTTTGAGAACTACGACAGCGAAGAGAATCGCAAAGAATATGAAAAACGGAAACGACAGAGAGAGCTTGAAAGACGTATCAGAAAGACGAAACGACAGTTAATTGGCATGAAAACGGCTGTGGATAATGCAAAGGACGAAGCCTTAAAGCATGAGCTTGATATGGAATATCAGAAAAAGGCGGCACTATTGCAGAAGCAGAACAAAGCCTACAATGATTACTGCGAAGAGAACAATCTTAAGAAGCAGAGCGAACGACTAAACACGGCAGATTGGAACAGGAGTCAAGCATCATCAGCACGAGGTGCAGCGACACGATACAACAATGCACGAGGTAAATAATGGATACTATAAACAAAATTATGGTAGCCTGTGGGTGGATTATAACAATTGGTAGTGCGATAGGAGTCTTATATACTGCCTATAAGCATTACAAGAAGCCTACGGACGATATGAAACATCGAATAGATCATATAGAGACAGATATTAAAGAAATTAAACAAAAGCTAAATAGTGACTACAGTGCTATTAATAATCAACGTGATGATATGAACCTAGTCATGAAAAGCATGTTTAATTTGATTGAGAACAAGATCACAGGAAACAACATTGAGGGTCTAAAAAAAACCAGAGACGATCTGATAAATGCGTTGACAACACACGACAAACAGTGAGGTGTTTGCTTTTGAAAGTATATGATTTTACCGTACCCGAACTAAATATGTTCCGTACGTATTGCAACTTCACAGATGTTGAAAGAACATTGTTCGAGTATCGGGCAAAGAATATACCACTAGAGAAATGTGCAGAGCTTATGAACGTAAGTCTGTCTACAGCAAAGAGAATCAGCAGGAAAGTTAATAACAAGATTATTAGAGTATGTTAAGGAGAACAGAATGGTAATTGACGGTATAAATTTTAAAGAGCTAAATATCACAAAAGATGGGGAACTGATTGCATCCATTACAGATGGAAAAGATGGAATCGTACACAAGGACGGCTATAGAGTACAACTTGTAGTGGAAGATGTCGGCATGTCGTTTGCAGAAGCATTTAAAAGAATGAAAGCAGGGCGTAAAGTAAAACTTCCATCGTGGGGTGGGTACTGGTACTGGGATACAGAAAAAGAAACTATCATGATGCAGTGCAGAGACAAGGACAACGGAGAAAAAGGAGACTTATTAGATATTAGAGATACAAAAATGGTGGAATACACACTTAATAATATCTTATCTAACGAATGGCTAATTGCAGAATAAGGAGTGAAAACATGGCTAAATATGTAAAGAAACCTGTTGAGATAGAAGCAATCACGTTTGATGAGCTTATAAAAAATGAACATGGTAAACCAATAGAACTTGAATACAATGGATATATTATCAAAAGATGGGATGATGATCACTATATCATTCCAACATTAGATGGAGATATGTTACTTGGAAAAGATGATATGCTTATCACTGGTGTGGACGGGGAAATCTACCCATGTAAGAAAGAAATCTTTGAAAAGATTTACGAAAAGGTGTAAAAAAGAGGGTATTGAAAAGGCGAAAATCCATGATACAATATAAATGTAACAAGTAATAAGTTGTTGAATAAATCATTATAAGATTTTCTTTTAAGTTTTAAATGAACGTGGTTTATTTCGGAGATGCTTTTTCATTTTATAATACTTTAATCCTTTCTCTTATTTTTTGTTATGTAATATAGTACGGTGGATTCCTAATGGAGTCCGTGGAAGTATAACTCAGTTGGTCAGAGTAGTCGGCTCATAACCGACCTGTCACAGGTTCGAGTCCTGTTGCTTCCATTCGCTCACAATATCGTGAGCGTGAGAAATACATTTTGATTTCCCCAAATGTTGGTTTAATTTTTATTTTTCAACGACACCTTTTTTCATCAATTGGTGTTCCTCAATCTTATCCTTATTTTCAAGCACCATGGCCCCTATCATGGTGCTAATTTTTTAATTTAATATGATACTTTTGTGAGACTTTAACGACCTGTTAGAGTCTCTTTTTTAATGCGATAATTTACACATAAAAGGGAGGTGGAAAAGTGAACGGATATAACTATAATCCTTATGCACCGATGTATCAAGATACGATGCAATTGCAGGATAGGCTAAATCAGTTACAACAGATGCAACAGCAGTACAACAAACCAATGCCAGAGCCACAAGTTCCAACGCAGAATGTGAACTGGATACAAGTCGCAGGTATAGAGGGAGCAAAGAATCAGATTGTACAACCGGGGGCTACGGCATGGATGATGGATAACAACGCACCTTTCTTTTATGTAAAGAGTGTAGACGGTATGGGCAGTGCAACTTTTAAGGTGTTTAGGTTTGAAGAGATACCACCAGAAGCCACGCAGACAGTCCAAAAACATAATGTAAACTATGATAATAGATATGTTACAAGAACAGAGTTTGAAGAACTTCTAGCAAAGCTAGGAGAGCAACCAGAGAAAGGAGAGTTAAGCAATGAGTAATCCTTTAATGAACATGATAGGCGGTATGATGGGAAACAACAATCCTATGCAGATGGTACAGCAGGTAATGGGCATGGTAAGAGGGTCTAACAATCCGCAGTCTATGGTTGAGAGCATGGCACAGACAAACCCTGCGATCAAGCAGGCAATGGAAATGTGCAAGGGAAAGAACCCACAAGAAGTGTTTAATAGCCTATGCCAACAGCAGGGCATGAATCCACAGGATATTGTGGACAAAGTGAACAAATAGATATTAAGCGGTGCACAGCTTGGTAAATAAATTTATGGAGGACAACAACAATGAATGAAGCAATGGGACTCACTGCGGCAGATGTAGCGGCAGTGACAAAAAATGACGGATATGATAACGGCTTCGGCAACGGTGGTTGGTGGATTTGGATTATCTTAATTGCTTTCCTTTTCTGTGGTAACGGATGGGGAAGAAATAACGATACCGCAACGACCGCAGGCGAAAATGCTTTCTTATCCGATGAGTTTGTTAAGAGAGATATTTTCAATACAAACCAGAACGTATCTAATACAGCTTGTCAGACACAGAGAGACGTATTAGAAAGCAGATACACAACACAGTTAGGATTACAGCAGATGCAGGCACAACAGCAGGCTTGTTGCTGTGAAACACAGAAAGAAGTGTTACAGAACCGCTATGATGCGGCTTTAATGGCCCAGAATATGCAGGCACAGATGGCACAGTGTTGCTGTGATATTAAGGAAACAATCCTCGCAGACGGACAGGCTACACGCCAGTTGATGCAGGACAACACAATCCAGAATCTTAGAGATAAACTTGCGGACAGAGATAGAGACTTACAGTTATCTAACTTCCAGATTTCGCAGGTATCACAGACTAAGAACATTGTGGATGCTGTTAGACCATTCCCAACACCTGCATACATTACAGCAAGTCCTTATGTATCCTATAATGGGTATGCATACGGTGGTTGCAACTGCGGAAGTGTAAATGTGTAAATAAATCAAGCTTGTTGGAAGAATCCATATCTACTAAGTAGACTAGCAATATATTGACGATAGGGTGTCGGGTTCGGCATCCTATTTTTGTTTAGGAGGGAAAATTATGTTAAATGCGGTAAATGTAGCACAGCAGGATGTAAACAGTGGTGCAAACGTACTATTTGCGAATACACGATATAGTAGCAGACGTTGTACTTGTAATTATGGGTGGCTGAATCATGTAGAGGGGTCTGGTCTGTTTACGTTAACGAATAGATCAAACTGTCCTATGACTGTAGAGGTAGAATTTAACGGAAATGTATCCGCTAATGCAACAGGAGCAACGGCACTTGCTGTAGAGCTTAACGGAGAAGCTATTGGTGGAACAGAAATGGACTATACAGTAGTTACAGCGAACACATTTCAGAACGTGGGAGCAACAACGGTTGTAACTGTACCATCTGGCGGTAGCTTAATCGTAAGCATCGGAAATGTAGGAACAACAACGGCAATAGTAAAAGATGCGAATATTATTATAAAGCGTATCTCTTAAGGAGGTGCGATCATGATTGAATTTACAAACAATCTTGAAGTAACAAAAACAGAAGATATCTTTGACGAGATCAACAAAAGATATGTAGCGGCTATGATGATACACGGTCAAATGGCAGACTATTTTAACTTCTTAGGTTTGAAAGGCTACAAAAGATTACATGAATACCAGTTTCTTACAGAAAGCTTGGAGAGACGTGAAATATGCAGGTATTTTGTAGATCATCACGGCAAGCTTTTAAAAGATTCTTTTAGCGGTACTATAAAAGTGATTCCCGACTCTTGGTATACAGCCAGTAGACTAAGTATCGGAAAATCCACAAAGCAGAAAGCCGTAGAGGATGGCTTTATAGAGTATCACAACTGGGAGAAAGAGACAAAAGAAGCCTATGAGAAGTACGCACAGCAACTTAGAACGAACGGAAACGTATCGGATGCACTATTTGTAGAATGTCTGGTAAAAGACGTATCTAAAGAGCTAGAAACGGTTGAAAAGATGGTTACTGATCTAATCTCTGTAGGATACGACATGGTGTATATTACAGAGACACAGGACTGCATACATGAGAAATACAAAAAGAAGCTTAAGGAGGTCAAATTATGAGTGAAATCAAACATGTTCTGGAAGAACAGCTAGAAAGAGAAAAAAACTCAGCATTAAAACAGCTCACAACATCTAATCTTGATGCAATGTATAAGATTACAACAACATTATGCAATCTTGAAAAGATGGAGCATGGAGACATAGCGGAAACCGTCATGGATGCAGGAGAGAATCTTATTAAGAAGTACAGCAATGGCAAGTATGATAAAAATATAGATGCATTGTATGACAACTACTTAAGTGCTAAAATGGCATACAAAGAAAACGGAGATCAAGGACACCGTGATAAGCTTATGGAATCGGTCGGTAGATTGATGGTGGAAGTGTATGATATGCTTTCTTCTATGGTTATTGATTCTGACTTTATGGACGAGAGAAAAGAGATACAGCGACAGATAAAGAAACTTGCAGAAATGTAAAAAAAGAGGGTATTGAAACGGCATATTTTAGGGTTTACAATAAATATGTAGGAATTATGCAGATTTGCCACAGCCTCCTTGTAAGTACAGAGTTTTTTAAGCGTTTTTGGTTACATGACAACAGGAAAAGAGTTCGAGGCTCGAGTGGGGTTCAAGTCCCCACATTTCTTTTACCTTGACTTAGGTATATAAGTCTTAATCCATTACCGCAGACATAGCGGTATACAAACAATGTAGGAGGATATACAATGCAGAATTACGAACAGATTTTAGCAGAATTAGGAATCGAAATCCCAGAAGAGAAAAAGGCAGAGCTTAAAAAAAGACATGCCGAAAATTACAAGACTGTAGCTGACTACAATAAACAGGTAGAGAAAAAAGATGAATACAAAACATCTTTAGACGATGTACAGACCAGATTAGCTGAATTAGAGAAAGAAGATGTTGACGGTCTTAAGACTAAGATTACAACATTAACACAGGAGCTTGCAGACGAAAAAGAAGCAAGAGCAAAAGAAGCTAAGCAGACAGAGTTAAGAGACAAGGTAAAAGATTTCTTATCTGATAAAAAATTTGTAAATGCAATTACAGAAGACTCTATCCGTTCCCAGATGATTCAGAAGTTAGAAGAAGAGAATGGGAAAAATGCAGAAGATGTATTTAAAGAACTTACTACTAAAGATGGGAAACCAATTGAGAACATCTTGGTTGACGAAAAGAAAGCACCAAGTACTAATATCCCAAGCTTTACAACTAAGTTCAACAGCGGAGAGCAGAAAAAGGGAACACAGAAGTTAAGGGAAATGTCTTTAGACGACAGAATGAAGCTTAAGGCAGAGGACCCAGACTACTATGCAACCTTATTAAATGACAGATAGATAATACCGACTCACAATATGGAAGTGAGCCGCTAACCTAAAATCCCTTAATAGTTGTAGGTAGATGGGACAAAGATAAGTCCTTATCTATTCTTATTTAGGGTAGAAAGGACTTTTTTTATTATGGCAATGACAGGATTATTTGGCGGTTTTTATTTTGACCCAGAAGAATTTTCTCGTTATATGACAGAAAACCCAACATGGAATGATGCGATTATTGCATCTGGTGTGTTAGCACAGGACAATACAATCATGGACTTAATCGGAGAAAAAGGAAACGTTGCAACAATTCCTTTTTATACACCGATTGATGAACAAGACTCACAGGCTTTGAACAACGATGGAGAAACAAACAATACACCTGTTGAAATCACAGGAAAGAAACAGACTTGCATGTTAATCCAGAGAATGAAAGCTTGGAAAGCAAAAGACTTTACAAAAGAGTTAACAGGTGCAGACCCTATGACTCATGTTGCAAACTCTGTTGCAAGCTTCTATAAGCAGGTAAGAACACGTGACTTAATGACTACAGTTGATGCAGTTTTAAGCCTGTCTGGTATGGAAAACCATATTACAGACTTATCTTTAACTGGCGATGGCACTGTAGGAGATGCAAACAAAATTGATGATACAACACTTATCTTCGCACAGCAGAAAGCTTTAGGAGATTCCGCTGACAAGATGGGATTACTTGTATTAAACTCTTACATCTACGCAAAGTACAAAGCAATGGGACTTGTTGATTACAACAAATACACTATTGCTAACGCAGTAGAAAGAGAAGTAAATCTTCCTACAATCGGTGGATTTATCCCACTGGTAACAGACAGATTTACAGTTGATACAACAGGAACAAACCCAGTATACAAAACTTATATGCTTGGTACAGGTTCAGTATTGACTTGTGATAAGACAAACTATGAAAATCCTTATTATACAGACTATGACCCAGAAACATCTGCCGGTATTGAAAAGCTGTATACAAAACAGGGTTATGTATTACATCCTAACGGATTTTCTATTAATGCTAACAAGATTACAAAAGAGTCTCCTACAAATGCAGAGTTAGGAACTAAAGGAAACTGGTCTTTAGCATTTAACCAGAAAAATATCCGCATGGGTGTTATTAAATCCAACGGATAAAAAGGAGTGTGATATCATGGCGTACATTGACTATGAATATTACAAAACCCTTTTTGGAGAGAAAGCAATCCCAGAAGCAGACTTTAATCGTCTGGTCTGGGATTCTTGCAAGAAGATAGATAATGCCACGACTGGTGTTGACAATGTGAAGAAACTTAAGGTTGCTTTTCCAACAGATGAAGATGATGCAGAAGCAGTTAAAAGATGTGTTTGCGAACTTCTATCAATCACATATAAGATTGAACAGGCAGAAACGAGAGTTGAAGCATCACAGGGTTATATCACATTAGAAGATGGGACAGTGATGAGCAAGCAGGTAGCATCTAAGAGTGCAGGAAACGAGAGTATAAGCTATGTGACTTCCAGTAACGCAGGTACGGCTACATTGATAGATAAGTGTCTAGCGGATAAGGAAGCACAGAAGCAACTATACGATGATAAGATAAGAGATTATCTGTCTGGCATCACTGATGCTAATGGAGTTAACTTGCTGTACATGGGAATATATCCAAGATAAAAACGGAGGGATACGATGTATAACGATACAATCACACTTTTTAATAGGTATGAAAGTAAATTAGGAGATACATGGTATCCCTCTATTTTGCATAATACGAACCTAAACATGGATAAAGCAAGCATCGTTGCAAAGTACGGTTCTGACTCACAGGACAATGCTGTATTAAACGTGCAGTATAGCCTAAAAAGCGGTCAAAAGATGGTAGGAAGTAAATTATGGCTACCTCCTAAAGAATGGCTTAAACAGACGAATGATAAGCTGTCACAGACACTTACGTTTAGTTCTAAGGCGAATAGTTTTGATTTCTTTATCGTTGGCGAATGGGAGAATGAAGAACCGATTGCAGAGGATGATTATATTGACGGATTTTATGAAGAAATGAAACTTAAGTATGATTATGTCTTTGCAATAACTGGAAGTGCCTTTTACGACATAATCCCGCACTTTGAGGTAATGGCTAAGTAGGTGGTTATATATGGCTAAGAAGAAATTAGGAAATGTTAATGTGAATACACAGAACATGAGAGCTAATATCAGTCTGGCGAGATTCGATGAACAAATACAAAGTGCTCAATATTGGTTAGATAGTCAAGTTATGACCGATATGGTTCCTTATATGCCACACGAAACAGGCACGTTTATAAATGTGACAAGGGCAAAAAGTGCTTCACTTGCAGGTACAGGAATGGTATGTGCAGGTACTGGACCGATGGGACGTTTCTTGTACTATGGTAAAGGTATGGTTGACGAATTAACAGGGTCTCCATGGGCAAGAAAAGGGGCTAAGAAAGTATTAGTTACCGAATTTGCAGGGCATACCAATGCAAAAGAAGACCTGTCCTATTCCAATCCTAAAGCTACTCCAAAATGGTTTGAAACAGCAAAGAAGAATCACGGTAAAGCATGGATTACTCATGTTAAGAAGCAGGCAGGAGGAAGTTAATGGCAGAAGAAAAGAAACCAGTCAAGTATGACATTGATGGTTTTGACGTGACCACAACAGCATTGCAAGAACTGGTAAATCAATTCCCAGAATTAAGAGAGGGAGACGAAATTGCATTTTCTACATTAGATGATGCAAGCGGAAAAGCAATGTTCCCAGTAAGCGGTGCAGTGATTGAATCAGAAAAAGAGAGTATCACTGGTCACGTCACACAGGTTTGTCTGTATCCATTTTGTGTGATCTACCGTATAAGTGGTGCTAATGCAAAACGTAAGGCAGACACGAAAGAGTGGTTGGATAACCTTGGTAAATGGTTGGAAAAGCAAACAATCACAATTAAAAACAACACATATAAACTAGAAGAATATCCAGTGTTGACAGGCAATCGAAAGTTTTTGACGATTGACAGACAAACACCTGCATATTTGGACAGTATAAACGAAAACAAGTCTGAGAATTGGGCTATCAATATTTCTGCCCGATATCAAAACGACTTTGATAGATAAATAAATTAACTATTAACTGGTCTACGACAGGATGTAGATCACTGACCTTGAAAAGATAAAGGAGAATCATAATGGCAGTTACAACAGGTAAAATTGACCGTAAGTATATGGCTCATTTCTTAGATGCAGGCTCTTTGTGCGGTGGTAAAACACCATCCTATGAACGTCTTGGAAAAGACTTAGAAGAGTACAATGTCGAACTTAATCCCGATACAGAAACAAGTAAAAATATTATTGGAGAATCTACATTCAAACACAATGGATATGAGGTTTCTTCAGAAGCTGACCCTTATTATGCAGAAGCTGACAGCACATTAAGCCAGAAGTTGCAGGAGATCATTGATAATCGTTACAAAGACGATAATCTGAAAACTACCGCAGTAGAAGTACACCTATGGAAAGAAGCATCAAGCGGAGCTTATGAAGCATACGCAGAAGATTGCTATATTGTTCCAACATCCTACGGTGGAGACACAAGTGGTTACCAGATTCCTTTCACAGTTAACTACGCAGGAAACCGCAGAAAAGGTACTTACAACGTAACATCTGGAACATTTTCAGAAAGTGCTACACAGGACTTAAAAGACAACAGCAAAGCAGTTTTATCATAACAAGGAGTGCAGGATATGGAAGAACTTAGACGAAAAGTCAAAACTGGGGCATTAAATGTAATTTTAACAAACGAAGATGATGAGGAAATCGGAAGATTCCCATTCAACCCAGTTGATTTAAATATCGTAAGAAGATACGAAGAAGTTGTTGCTAATTTGGAAAAGATGGAACTTCCAGAGGATGCTACAGAGCAGGATATCTTAGAACTGTCTGACAAATTAGAGGGGCAGATTGATTACTTGCTTAACTCTAAAGCTTCTAAGTCTGTCTTTGCTATTTGCAATCCGCTAACTCTTACAGAAAGCGGAGATTTCTTCATCGAGAACATCATCGTAGAGATCGCAGATATTATTGAGCAGGTAACAGACCAGAGAATTAAGAAGAAACAGGCGAAAATTAAAAGGGCAACGTCTAAATATCACAAATAATGGAAGTTTGGGAGCTTCCTACATCCATAGTAGTTGGTGGCATAGATTATGAAATACGCACAGATTTTCGTGCAGTTCTGGACATTTTAAAAACATTTAATGACCCAGACTTTGAGAACGATGAAAAGTGGATTGTTTGCCTTACCATTTTATACGTTGATTTTGGAAATATGCCACCACAAGACTATGAAGAAGCTATTGAAAAAGCCATCGAATTTATTGACATGGGTATCAAAGATGATGGGAAGAAACAACCTCATGTGATGGATTGGGAACATGATGCACCAGTTATCATCCCATCTGTTAACCGTGTACTTGGAAAAGAAATACGAGCTATGCAGTATTTACACTGGTGGACTTTTTTAGGTGCTTATATGGAAATTGGAGAATCCCTTTTCTCACAGATTCTTAATGTTCGTATGAAAAAGTCGAAAAGAAAGAAACTGGAAGATTGGGAAAGAGAGTTCTACAAAGAAAATAAAACGCTTATTGACCTAGATGTTAAATATTCCGAAGAGGAATTAGAAGAACAGAAACGTTTGAACGATTTACTGAATGGGAAAGGGGCGTGATTGAATGGCTACACAAAAAGCGGATGGAAGTATTTATATCAAAACAGAGATTGATACAACCGAAGCAAAAGCAAGTGTGAAAGAAATTGCATCCCTTTTAAAACGTTTATCCAATCAAGTAAAAACCATTGGGAAATCAATGGAAAAAGCCATAAGTGGCGGTATAAAAGCACCAGATACAAAAGGTATGGATGTTTTTGAAGAAAAAGCAAAGACCGTGGCTGAGGAACTGGAAAAGACCGCACAGGCAGAAAAGAAGCTAGAAAGCATAGATATTAAATCTAATGCACTAGATACGTTAGATAAAGCTATAGAAAGTACAGGACAGAAGCTTGCAGAGTTAGAAAAAGCACAGATGGATATATTTAACAGAAATCAGAGTGCTACTTCTTTCCCTGCATTTCAAGCAATGGAGAGTGCCGCTTCTAAATTAGATCAGCAATATGAACAGTTGATTGCAAAAAAGAAGCAGTTGGAAACATCTACAACAGGAAACACTGGACTGCCTAAGACTGGAAAGCTGACAGGTAGAACAGGTCTGGCAAGCGAGGAAAGCGCTAACGCATTAGCTAAACTTAATGCAGAGATCACAGGCACAGAAACAAAGGTAGAACTATTAAATAACAGCTTGGAGCAGACAGTACAGGCACAACAAAAGATAAGTGACAGCCCTATCAACACTACAGCTTATCAGATTCTTGAACAGACACTACAGCAGGTAGAAGCACAGTTTAATCAAGTGGCACAGACTCAGCAAGAGTTGTTTGCAAGAAATCAAAGTGTTACAAGTTCTCCTGCCTTTATGGCATTGGAGAGTGCGGCAGAGAAGTTAGGCAGGCAGTACGATTCACTGATTGCTAAAAAACGTCAGTTAGAAAGCGGTGGTGGAGCAGTACAAACACCTGCGATCAAGACAGCCCCTATGACTGGTGCATATTCTGCCACGGCATCTAGTGCAAGTCAAAAAGCTTTGGATGCCTTAAACAAAGAAATAACACAGACAGATGCAAAAGAAAAAGGACTTATTAACACAAATAGTAGGCTTGGTTCATCATTTAAGAATGTCAGTCAGTCTGCGGACAGTGCTAAGACAAAGACAGGCGGTATTTCATCTATCTTTAGTAGGATGGGCGGAGTCGTATCTGGACTTGGGAAACGTCTTGGTGGACTGGCACAGAACTTCACAAGCACTACAAACAGTGCTAATAATGCAAGCTTTTCTATTGGTCGAATGATCGGTATGAGTGTATTATATTCTACCGTTTTTGGAATGATTTCTAAAGTTAACAGTGGAATCATGACAGGCATCAATAACCTTGCACAGTATTCGTCAGCTACTAATGCTTCGATATCTTCCATGATGTCAGCATTAACTCAGTTACAAAACAGTTTGGCAACAGCATTTGCACCGATTTTGTCCGTAGTTGCACCTATATTAACGGCATTTATGAATATGTTATCGAAAGCGATCACGTATGTAGGAATGTTTATAGCGGCACTGACAGGACAGAAATCTTTTACAAGAGCGAAAGCCGTACAAGAAGATTATGCGGCATCATTGAATAAAACATCCAGTGGTGCTAATAAGGCGGCAAAAGCCACAAAAAATAACGCAAAAGCCACGAAAAAGGCAAGTAAAGAGATACAGACTTATCTTTCTGGACTTGATGAAGTCCGACAGTACCAGAAAGAGAAAGATAACGACACACCTAGTTCTTCTACCCCATCCGCAGGCGGTGGAGGTGGTGGCGGTGGTTACACTGGTCCATCCATTGGAGATATGTTTGAGAAAGTTCCTATTGAATCTTCCATTGCAGACATTGCTAAGAAGATTAAGGGCCTCATAAAGAAAGAGGATTGGGAGGGACTTGGAGCTTATATTGCTAGCGGTATCAACAAAGGTCTACAAAAGATTTATGATGCGATCAACTGGAATAATGTAGGCCCAAAGATAACTTATTTTGTAAATGCATTTACACGGACGTTCAATAGTCTTGTAGATCACATAGATTGGGATTTGATGGGACGTACTATTGGTGCAGGTATTAATACAATTGTTAACACTCTTAATCTTCTGATCGAGGGAATTGACTGGAAGAACTTAGGGGCAAAAATTGGTGTTGGAATCAATGGTATGTTCAATGAGGTTGACTGGTCTAATGTAGGACGGTTGTTTGCTAACCGTATCAACATTCCGTTTCAGATGCTCGCAGGTACAGTAAATACCCTTAAATGGGATACAATTGGTAAATCTATTGGGCAGGGATTAAACGGTGCGATAGCACAGATAGACGTTAATTCTATTAGTCTTGGACTTTCTGGTCTGGCAATCGGAATACTTACAACACTGGAAAATGCCTTAGATACTACAAACTGGTCATTGCTAGGCACTAAATTAGCACAGCTATTGACTGGAATTGATTGGGTAGGAATCTTAGTAAAAGCAATATCTGTTGCAGGTAAAGCACTCAATGCCTTAACTAGTCTTGGAACGTCCTTTATGGATAATTTAGCAAAAGGTATCACAAATGGTACACAGCAGTTTATCAGTAAAGGATTATCAGCACTGACCAATTTTACTGCAAACTTAAGAAGCAATGCAGGAAAATTAGTAGATTCTGGTCTCCATCTTATGTTAAATCTTGCTAAAGGTATAGCTAATGCCATGCCAGATATCATCAAAAATGTTCCTGAAATCGTGATTAACATTGCAGGTGTAATCAATGATAATGCACCTAAAATTTTAGTCGCAGGTGTGAAACTTATTGCGATATTGATTAAAGGATTGATTCAGTCAATTCCTACACTTATTGCAAGTATTCCAAAAATTATCATGGCAATCGTTAGTGTGTTTGCAGCCTATGATTGGTTGTCACTTGGTAAAAGTCTTATTGTGGGCATTAAGAACGGTATCATGGGTGCAAAATCTAATGCAGTCAATGCAATAAAAAACGTATATAGCAGCCTTGTAAATGGTATCAAAAATTTGCCTAGCAAATTAAAAGAAATAGGTACTAATGGTGTCAAAAATGTTGGAAGTGGTATTACTGGTAAATTATCAACAGTAAAGACAGCCGCAAGGAAAATTATTACATATGCAGTCAATGGAATTAAAGGCTTACCTAGTAGTTTAGCTACTAAAGCAAAAAATGCAGTAGTGAAAATGAAAGATAAGTTTACAAAAGTAGACTGGTTAAGTGTTGGAAAGAACATTGTAAAAGGTATAGCAAAAGGTATTGGAGATTTTGCATGGATTTTGGTTGATAAAATGACAAGTCTTGCAAGAAAAGCGTTTGATTCAGTAACGAGTTTCTTTGGAATCCATTCTCCATCAAGATTAATGCGAGATAAGGTTGGAAAAATGCTACCCGCAGGTATTAGTGTTGGTCTGGAAAGAGCATTCCCAGATACAATAAAAACCTTTATGAATCAGTCTAAAGAGTTGGCAAGTGTACCATTTAAAACACCAGAGATTGCAACTGGTAAGATTATACCTGCGAAAGCATCCGCAGTGATCGCACAGAAACAGAGTGATACAAACAGCAATAATAATGACGTAATTAACTTGCTTGAACAGCTATTAGCAGTTATGAAAGATTTAGAATCAGACAATAACGGTAACAATGGTGGAGATTATCACTTTACCGCACAAATCAATCGCAGAACGTTATTTGATGAATTTATCGAAGAAGCGAAACTAAGACAAATGAGTAACGGTAGAAACCCATTCAGCCTTGCGTAGAAAGGAGTAGATATGGCACAAGATTATATAAAAATCAATGGTAAGAAAATATTTCAGCCAGATGGTGGAAGTTCTGCAGCATATGAAACAACTTATACGCAAGGTTCTACACGTTCGCAGTCTGGAAGCGGTAAATTTACACCAATGTTTACAATCGAAAGATTTCCTTATACTGCGACTGATATACCTGCAAAAGATGTAGCAGAGATAATGCAAATGATTGTTTACAGTAAAAGCAATAAAAAGACAAAATTTCAGTTGCATTATTTCAGTCCATATTATGGTAAATGGAGAGACGATACATTTTATGTAGGACAGGTGTCTGATATTAAATTTGGAACATTGAAAGACGGAGAAGAAAAGTTTGAAAGCTTCTCTTTTAACGCACAGAGGATTGACCCATTATGATAAATGTAAGTAACGAATTTAAAGAACTTATGTCAGAGAGACAGGACTTTAAAGAGTATGCAGAAGTTACACTTGCAAATGGAACAGTCCTAGAACTGACAGAGGATGATTTTTCAATAGATAACAATAGTTTGGTTGATTCTGCGGGGGCAAACTCTATTCCTTTAGGAGTTGCCATTAGCAGAAATGTGCAGTTAGAAATCATGAACGACGACGATCACTTATCTGATTATGATTTCTTTGGAGCAAAAATCAGACTATATCTGACGTTTGAATTATCATCAACGATAGAAAAAATTGAATACGGTACATTTACCGTCACTCAACCAGAAACCTACGGAAGTGTTGTAACAATTGTTGGATACGATGATATGTATAAAGCAGATAAGACATACAGCACAACATTGACATTCCCTGCGACAGCAAAGAGTGTGCTAATTGATAGTTGTGATACCTGCGGTATCTTGATTGGAAATAGTAACTTTTTACATAATGACTTCCAGATATCAACCATGCCATCTAGTGAGTATACATACCGACAGATTATAGGCTTTATCGCTATGATTGCCTGCGGAAACGCAAGAATTGACCGCACAGGGCATCTACAGATAATTACATATGATTTTGACTACAGTACTAATATTCACGATATCGAATCTTATGATTCTTTAACAAGTGATACAAACGATGTGCAGGTAACAGGTGTACAAATGACAAAGACTGTCACTAAGACAACAACCGATGAAGACGGTAACGAAAATGAAGAAGATGTGGAAGAATTAGTCAAATACGGTTCAGATGGCTACGTTTTAGAAATAGAGAATCCGTTAGTTGCAGGTCATGAAGAGACATTAGTTTCTTGGATTTATGAAAGATTCAAGGATGTAACGTTTCGTGGATTTACGATGGATTATATTTCTTATCCAATTGCAGAGTTTGGAGACAAGATAAAGATTACAGACTGGAAAGGGAAAAGTTTCTATTCTGTATTAACAGATGTAAACTTTGTATTCTTTGGGTATACAACACTACAAAACAGTGCAGAATCTCCAATGAGAAATCAAAGCAATTACACGTCAAGTGAACAAAAAGCACTGATTCAAGGAAAAGAATTAGTTGAACGTGAAAAGACAAATCGTGAAAAGGCAGTTAAAAAGTTAAATGATACATTAAAAAACAGCTCTGGCATGTATTCTACAGCAGAAAAACAACCAGACGGCTCTACTATTTACTATTTGCACGATAAACCAACAATCGCAGAATCACAGAATGTTATCAAACTAACAGCCGAAGCAATTGGTTTTTCCACGGATGGCGGTAAAAATTATCCATATGGTTTTACAATCACAGGCGAAATGATAACAAGATTGCTTTATGCAGAGGGAATCAATGCAGATTATATTAATACTGGTGCATTGACAGTCAAGGATAAATCTGGAAATATTATCTTTTTTGCAGACATAGAAACTGGTACTGTAAGGATTTCTGGAGATAACGTCACAATAGGTGGAAAGACTGCAACAGAAGCAATTAATGATGCAATCAATGAAGCGAAAAAGTCTCGTGCTATGATTATAAATCTTGACAAGGACTATCAAGCAATCGCAACAGATTACAAAGGAGAATACACAGCGTTTCCAGAATGTCACACGACAGCACAGGTTTTATACGGTCATACCGATATATCTAACGACTGTACTTACAACGTGCAGAAGTCAAGCGGTGTCGTAGGTGCTTGGAATGGTTCAACACACACCTATACTGTAACAGGATTAACAACAGAGGTTGGATGGGTAGATATTACAGCTAATTACCTTAATACATATTCTGTTACAAAACGATTTGATATTGCTAAATTAAAGGGTGGTATCCCCGGAGAGACAGGGGCAACAGGACCACAAGGCGATCAAGGAAGTGCAGGAAGAACCTACTTTATGGAACCATCCACAGGAATCATCAAACGATCAGCGGACAGCTCAATGGTGCCGAACTATATTACACTGTCTGGTTATTATCGTGATGGTACAGCAACAGCACGAACAGCATATAAATGCCGATTTAAGATTGAGGAAACGATTGACGGAGACACATACAAAACTGTCTATACTTCATCCGCAGATGAAACATCAATCACTCACAGCCTATATGGTGTTCTTGCAACAACGAATGGCGGAGCGATTCAAGCAGCAAGCAATAAAGCAATCGGTATCCCTCGTGATGTAGCAGCACTTAGATGTACGATGTATGCGGCAGGTGGATTTACACAGGTTCTTGACATTGAGACAATTCCTGTTGCAATAGATGTTGATGCGTTGACACATGAAGAAATCTTTAATCTTCTAACCAATGACGGAGCATGGCAAGGTATTTATCGTGGGTCTGACGGAAAACTGTATATCAACTTTACATATTCAAGAGGTGGAGTATTAAACCTTGGAGGTAAAAACGAAACTTATGGAAACGGGGAGCTGCATGTTTACAATATGTGGGATCAAGAAATTGTGACGGTAGACACTGGAGGAATTTTGGTGTCGAATTATTTCCTAACAGACGATAAAACTCCACAATCATATATATGCTTGCTGCCAGAATTATTCAATGATGGAATGTACGTTTCTAAAAATAAGGACGGCACAGGAAAAGCTTCAATAGTAAGACACGATCGTATAAAAGTTAAAAATTCAAAAAATAGTGTTGGCACGATTGACCAAGAATCAACAAATACAAATATAGATTATGAAAGCATATTAATATCTCACGGATCAAACAGTACAGAAAAAGGTCACTTTTATGTAAGTATAGGAGAAAGAAAAGAACTTTTTGTTTCTGACTTGGATTCATCATTTTATGGGAATGTAAATATTTCTGGTGGAAATGTAGATATTTCTGGTGGAAATTTGACTGTTCATAAAGATTTTATGTGTACAGGGACGAAAAAGAGAATAGTTGATACTGAAAATTACGATATTCGTTCACAGTATTGCTATGAGACAGCAACTCCAATGTTTGGAGATATTGGAACGGCACAAACCGATGAAACTGGAGAATGTTATATAAGCATTGATGATATATTTGCAGAAACGGTAAACACTGGTATTGAGTACCAAGTATTCTTGCAGAAAGAGGGACAAGGCGATTTATGGGTAGAAGAAAAAACACCTACTTATTTTACTGTAAAAGGTACTGAAAATCTCAAATTCTCATGGGAAATTAAAGCAATTCAAAGAGATTATGAATTTGAAAGGCTAGAAGAATACCAAGATGAAAATAAAGAAGTTGCGATAGATTATGAGAAAGAATATATTGACGAAATCAATTCTTTAATTAAAGAACAGGAGGAAATGTTAAATGAAACAACTTAGCAGTTTTATGGTATTAAACATTGACGGTGGAGACAGAGTGACTTATACATACAACGAGATTAACGATAGCACAGGAGAGCCAATCAGCCGAAATAATAAGGGCAATTTTTACGTTGTTGACGATGAACTGAGGGAACATATTAAAGCTATTAGAGACTTTATCAAAGATAATAAACTGAATGATTAAGGAGTGATATTATGGCGGTTAATGTACCTCTTATATTAATTAATGATTTGCCAGAGCAGGAAATTCCCACGGATGATGTATATTTAATCATCGGTGGGAATGATGCAAAAAAAGTAAAGGTTTCAAATCTTTCAGAGTATTTGAAAAAGAGACTTCAAATTGAAGATATAACAACAAATGTTGGGAATTTGTCAACAAATGTAGAAAATTTGTCCGAAAATGTTGGGAATTTGTCAACAAATGTAGAAAATTTGTCCGAAAATATAGACAAAAAGCAAGACATTATAGAGGACACAGGATGGATTGAGTGTAAATACGGAAATGGCATCGTTCCATACACAAGTAATTCAAACGCAAGAGTACGGAAAATTGGAAATATTGTATTTTTGCAGGGAACGTTAAAAAATAATACGGCATGGTCTACACACGATAGTATTTTAACGTTTGATAAAAAATTTGCACCATCACAGGAAAGTCGTTTTCTATGTCAAGGAAGTGGACTTAACAGGTTTTTACTTACTGTCAGAACGACAGGGATATGTAAAGTTGAAAGATATGGAACAACTAAAAGCATTACTGTTGAAACAGGTGCGTGGCTTAACGTATTTGCTACATGGGTAACAGGGTAATAGGGTTTATATGATGAAAACAATTACAATAAATGATTTGGAAATACGCAATCTTGAACAAGATGATTGCATAATTGTATATAGCAATGATGGTATTAAAAAGACACCAGAAAGCACTGAAAGAGTTTTTGGAGAAATCTGGTGTAGAAGTAAAAGAGGTGGATGCAAATGGCAAAGATAAATGATTTACCGCTATTGTCTAATCCGACAGAAGATATGTATTGTCTTGTTGGAAAAGAAGATTTACAAAAAGTACCGTGGTCTGCAATTATGGGGCAGATTGGAGCACCTTATATTGCAACTACTGTCGCAGGTATGACAGACAAAACAAGAGTCTATGTCTATCAAGGGAGTGAGTCTGGTTACACAAGTGGCAATTGGTATTACTGGAATGGGTCTGCATGGACATCTGGTGGTACTTATAATTCGGCTGCGGTAGACACAGATAAAACACTTACACAATCAGATAAGCCTGCGGATTCGGCTGTAGTTGGACAGCACATTGGTTCACTAAAGGAAAATTTAGGTGACTTAAACACATCTGTTTTTAACATAGAAGAAAGTCCAAATATTTTTGATAAAACTAAAATCAATCAAGATAAAGCACTTGTAACATGGGGTACTCCAACCATGTCAAATTACACATATGACAGAACTGGTTGGATTACATCTTATCCTATAGCTGTAAGCGGCGGCAGTACAATCCACGCATACAAATTTGAAAATGGTGTTATTAAAAACCAAAATATAAATAATTTAATTACATTTGCAAAAGACGGAAGTTTTATTGCAATAGAGGGACAAAACAAAAACGAGATTAAATTGAGTGAAAATACTGCATATATTATTTTTGACACAAATGATTTTACGTTCATAGATAGTTGGATGCTTACGACAGAACCATATAACGGTGTTTATAAAGAATATGGACGTATAAAAGAGGACAAAATAGCTAAAATTGCAGAAGATGTCTCAAAGATAAATAGTGATAAGACACATATAATTTTCTCGTTTGATGCATTTAAAATTGACAATAGGTTTGAATTGATGAAGTCATATGGTTTTCCATTCACGATTTCAATAGCACAGACAACATTAACATATCCAATTTCAAAAAATGATTATTATAATTATTTTATTGATGGGAATGTTGATTTTTCGGTCTATGCAGGAAAAGGGGATAGACCGTCAGATTATAGAAATGATAAAGACAAATGGAGTTCATGGGTAAAGGGATTAGTTGATGGTTTAAAAGAAACAAGTGGCTTGTATTATCCGGTAATGTATAGCTGTCAAAATGCCGCAAGTAGCGATATTTTAAATCAAGTTGTAAAAGAAAATGGATTCAAGATGTGTAGGAATGGGACATATTATAACGCAGATGGAACTACAACTTTTGGAGCTTACACCGAAAGAAAGTATTTAATTGATGAGACTAAGTATTTTGACTATTATCCATTATCTGTTGTTAAGCAAGAGAATTATCCGACAGTTGAACAAATAAAAGCGGAAATTGACAATGCTATCGAAAAGAAAAAATCAATCATGCTGTTCACTCATTATGTAGTAGACGATACAAAAACAATGAGCGACATGGATTGTCCACTAAGCAAATTTACAGCTGTATTAGACTATGTAAAGGAAAAAGTTGATGCTGGATTGTGTGATGTTAAAAATGCTAGACAGTTTTGGAACTATTACAATCAACGAGATGGTTCAGATATAGACTACAAACGAACTAACATGAGGAATTTATTTGATACAACTAATTAACTAAAGCAGGCTTTAGTTAACCAAAAGAAGTTTTATCAAGTATAAAAAAATCCCCCTACAAACTGTAGGGGGAAAGTATAAAATTGAAGATTAAGTATGAAAAAATCTTCAAATACATATTAACATATATTTCCACAAAATGAAAGGAGAAATCATGAATCTTAAATTACGTTTCAAGAATAAAGCAACATTAGTAGCATTGGCTTCTGCCTTAATTGCATTTATCTATCAGATTCTAGGAATCTTAGGTATCACAGCACCAATCGCACAGGATGCAGTATCACAGCTTGTAGGTATCATCCTTAATATCTTAGTGGCTGTCGGGGTATTGGTGGACCCAACAACAAAGGGAATCGGGGATAGTGTCAACGCAATGTCTTATGAAGAATTAGGACAGGCAGTAGACCCAGATTATCAAGGACCTGTTGACTTAACAGAAAATACACACAAAGAGGTGGAATAAAATGAAATTTATCAACAAATTTGCTCATAGTTCCAATTACGGCGGAACTAGAAAGCTAAGTGATATTAAATATATCGTTGTGCATTTTACAGGGAACAAAGGAGATACAGCCTTAAATAACTGCAAATATTTTCAAGGACCAAACAGACACGCTTCTGCTCATTGTTTTATTGATGGTAGTGGAGTTGTATATAAATCTGTATCTCTTAAGAGAGTAGCATGGGCAGTAGGTGGATGTTATACTTTAAAAAATGGTGCAGGTAGCAAATACAAGGTTGCTACAAATGCAAACAGCTTAAGCATTGAAATGTGCAATTGCGTAGGTGGTGTACCGGCAGATGTGTACAAGGATTTAGTGTGGCTAGTTACATACTACATGAAAAAGTATAACATTGATGCAGATCACGTTATCCGACACTGGGATGTTAACGGCAAGGACTGTCCAGACCCATGGATTGGAAAGAATAACAAGGGATGGAACAAATTTAAATCAGACATTGCAGGCACCACAGCGAAAAAAACAAAGAAAGCAGGAGTATATGGAAAAGTCGTTACAAAAAGTGACCCGCTTATCCTTAGAAAGAGTGCTAGTACAAAATCTAAGATTGTTTGCACAATGCCTAAAGGCTCAACGGTACGGATTCTTAAAAAAGGTAGCAAGTGGCATAAAGTTAAATACCCTATCAACGGTAAGACAGGGTATTGTTCAGCAACTTACATAAAAATTTAAAAATAATGCTTGCAATGTCGAAAATGATGTGATATTATAATCATCGTTGGTTACGAAATGTTCCATTTTCGTTCCAACCAAAATTAAAGACAATTGAGTTTATGCGGTTTGAGAGCATTTTGACCCCTTGACTTTTAATCAAGTTGTCCGGGGTTCGAATCCCCGCACGCTCATTATGCGGATGTGGCGGAATTGGCAGACGCGCTAGATTTAGGTTCTAGTGTCTACGACGTGCAGGTTCAACTCCTGTCATCCGCAGTATTTTTTTGCTCAGCAAAGAAAATTAAAATAAAATGAAAAAAGTTCTTGACAATTACAACAGAACGCAGTAAAATATATTTTGTTGTGAGCAACAAAAACACATAACACTTACGGGGTGTGGCTCAGCTTGGCTAGAGCGCTTGATTTGGGATCAAGAGGTCGCAGGTTCGAATCCTGTCACCCCGACTATAAGCGGGTGTAGTTCAATGGTAGAACTCCAGCCTTCCAAGCTGATCACGTGGGTTCGATTCCCATCACCCGCTTTTTAATTTTATAGAATCCTATAAAGTTTGAGTCTGTAGCTCAGTTGGATAGAGCAACGGCCTTCTAAGCCGTGGGTCGGGGGTTCGAATCCCTTCAGGCTCGTTTTTCTATG